CTTTTGCCAATCTTTGTAATGTTTGTGACGGGCAACAATCGCAATCACATCGTCTGCTTCAACTCCGTCATATGTCAATTGTATAACTGGTAGCTCGTTTAAATATTCAAACAAGCGGATCTGTTGGTGGATTTTGTTCTGTTCTTGGCTTTTGGGATCCAAGTCAATCATGCGACGATTAAAACGAAGTGGTTTTCTACCTTCTTTATAATTTTTGTTCTGTTGTTTTTTTCTTTGTGAACCACCAATACCGTCCCAACAGATAATCACCTCATGAGGTCGGCATTGTCTCATTATCTTTTGTAGAGACTTGAGAAACCCGATAGTTCCTCCGATTGGAATACCGGAGGGATCCATGGTGGGAATAATAACGTAACTTCGTATAAACAAGTTAAGCGCATCAACAATTAATAATCTTTTCTTCTCATTCATAATCTCTCCGGTGAATTTGAAAGGTAAATGTTCTTGGCAAGTGACTCTGATCTGCCGACTTTATCAGTAATAAATTCTGTCATCTTGTGATAAGAAGAAAATTCTTTTAACTCTCCTCCGCTATAACACTTAAAGATACCAAGTTCTCTAATCACATCGCACTTATTAATAACTAAATGAGTTGTTCCTGTTTTTCTTGCGGCATCAATCATCATATCAACATTAAGCCAGTTACACTTTCTTTTCCGTCCAGTTGTTACTCCAACTTCACCCCCTAGATCACCCAATTTGGCCAATTCTTTGTCTTTTAAGAGCTTATCGGGGAATAGTGGATCCACACCGGAACGGGTATCATATAGCTTGGCTATGCCCCATATACGACGAATTTTCTGCGGAGGGAACCCAAGGGAACAAGCACCATAGGGTAGTGTAATGGATGAGGTGACATAAGGATAATTACCATGGTCTATATCTAAATAATAACCTTGGGCCCCCTCGCAGAGAATTCTTCCACTTAATTGTTCATTCCAGATTAATTCCTCTGGGAGAACATCTTTTGATAGTTGTCCGGTTCTAGCCATCTTGTCTGAATAACATGGAGCAATACCTTTAGAGGTTGTTCCAAGTTTCTTGGCTAGTTTTCTTTTATCTGCTGATATGTGTTTTTTTGTTACAATATGTGCTCTCGGAGAGACCTTAACCAAGGAAGTGTCGAATCCCTTCTCTTTAAGATAGTTTAGCTCTTCTTGTAAGGACTCTGGATGCACTACACATTGGGGTCCGATAATCGATTTAATTCCATGAAAGACACCAGATGGAATAAGATGTGTTTTAAATTTCTTTCCTTTTAAGAAAACTGTGTGTCCAGCGTTGTTACCGCCAGCCCAGCGGCAAACATAATCATATGATTTGTCTTTCGCAAGATAAGATGTTATTTTTCCTTTGCCTGTATCTCCCCAAGAGAGATCGGCAACAATGTCTACATATTGTATTTCTTTCATGCTATATCCTTCAATAAAGGTTTGGTGTGTCTATTCGGCACCTCGTAAAGTGGAAACTCATCTGATGGATATTTGTTCACACTAAATGAGTCGCTGGGGATATTAGAATAATTTTCATGTCTATAGTAAAACACTCGACCATCCTTATGGACCCCCACAAGCCAGTCTATTCCATGCTGTGCGTAGTCTATTGAGTTTCTAATCTTTCCGTTGGCACTAACACGCTCACCCGAACGATTTACAACCTTTGTAATAGAATTGCCACACATTGTTTTCACTTGTACCGATTCAATGCCATCGGGTGTTTCAACTAAAAAATCATATACTGAATCTCTCGACAGAGGTTCACTAACAATGAAGCCTTTTTTAGCCATATCAAGTCTTGCTGTAAGGGCACTAACATCACCCGATTGATTTGATTTGTCTCTGTACATATTACCTCCGTTGCTTTTATATTATATCACGATATCCAAATTTGTCAAATAAAAAACCCCGAAATTAATCGGGGTTTTTAGTTTCTCTAACCAAAGGAGATGGTTTACGAATTTTTTTTATATTTGTTTACGAACTCTTCTTCTAAAACTTCCATTACGGCAGCTTTAAATTTTTCATCTTTTAATTTCTCAAGCCAATCTTTTGATTGGAACTTATATTCTTTACCCTTACTATCGATGATGGTTTTCCAAGCACCAGCAACCTTGTAGCGGTCATTCTTAATTGTCGCCAAAGCATGTAACCAAGACTCTTCATCAGCGATTCTAACACTTTGACCGCCCCAAAGAACATCGAATGTGCATTGCCTACCATAACCGGCAGAACGAACCTTCTTGATCTGTGCTTTTACCTCGGACCCAATTTGTGTTCCATTCTCATCAAGCACCTTACCGGCTTTTGCTTTACGACGGGTAAGCCAAATACGAAGAGCGCAATGGAATTCAATCGCTTTACCACCGGGGGCAAAGTAAGGTGTGGTCATCGCTTCTGCTACATTAGTTGTAATGTTAGTTTTCAACTGATTAATAAGAAGAAGCGTTGATTGTGTTCTCTCCAAGGGAACTTGCAATTTAGCAAATGCCTTTGAAAAAATTCTTGGCTTTTGAGCCATACTTGACTGAGGATTAAAATCACCCTCTACATCTTTCTCTGCTGGTGTTGCTGCAATAGAATCCCAAATAAATAATAATTGTTCATCTGGCCATTGTTCCATTAGATATTCAATAGATGTAAGGACCATTTCAACCGATGTTGCTTGAACATAAAGAATCTGGTTCTTATCACAACCTGCTTTCTCTAAGAACTCAGCATCAACTGCTGCTTCTGAATCAAAGTAAACAACCTTCATCCCTTTTTTGTTAGCATTTGCAGCAATAACAGCAGCCATAAAAGACTTACCTGCTGCTGAAAGACCGGCTAGTTCTGTTATTCGACCAACGGGAATACCGGCTCGTTTACCGGGATATATTAACCAATCAAGAATAGTTGACCCAGTTGAGATCCAATCCTTAATTGATGCAGGATTTTCATGGTTTAAGTCATAAGCAACTTCAATCCCTAGTTTTTTGTTAAGGGCTTTTTTAAAGTCGCCAATGTCAACTTTACCCGGTTTAGTTTTCATTTGTATTACCTTTCCCAATTATTACTCCGTTAAATAGAATGAGGCATCCGTAAACCCATGCCTCCCTGTGGTGTTTTTTTATTTCATTCAGCTTCTACTGCTGAATCTTGTTCTTCCGCTACTTCTTCTTCGCCTGTGTCTTTGTCCCAACACCCAACGAACAAAGCAGCCATCATGAAATATTTCATGTTCTCCTCCTAAAAAAAGTGGGGCGCAATTTATTTCCCGCTGCGCCCCGTAGCGGCCCGTATCTAACCGTTCATAAATTTTTGAAAAGCAGCATCTACCTTACTTTCAGTATTATATTTTGCTGTCTCCGAAGATCGCGACTCGCTATTTGCATCGGAGGAAAGATAATCATCCAACAAGGCTTGTACTTCTGTTGTAGTACGTCGTTGGAAGAGAGTGTCAATCTCCGGGACTGAGCTTACCAAATCATCACAATTAGCCACAGCATCATCACATAAAACGGATGGTCGCCTTCTTGGTTTCAATTGTGTCTTTGGAAACGATCCCGGTGTGTTCGGGACCGTATAGGTTAGTACGATATCAGTTCCTGTTTCTGGATGAGTAATATCACCATAGTCAGGATCCAATACATAACCCAAAAGGGTTTCATATGCGGTCTTACCGTAAGACCAAACTTTTACTCCAGAGGATTCTTGACCTCGGACTAAGATTGGAGAGTAGTAGCGTTTGCGAACAAACAACTTCTTAGCTTCTCGCTTTGCGGTGTCATTATTGTTTTGAACACCATCTCGCCACAGTTGTGAAGCAAAATCACAAATTGGACACTCTTCACCATCATTTTTCTTTGGACAGTAAATACCGGGATTTTTCCCTACATTATAATGAAAATGATACTCCTTGAACGGATCGCCATCTTCAGTTGGCATAATGCGAATTGTTTGATCACCCTCTTGTGGTCGCCATTTGGTGCTGTTTTCTTGTTTTTTTCCACCATTTTTAGAAACTTGAAGCTTCTCTCTCATCTTATCTAAATTTAACGCCATGTTGTTACTCCTCTATTGTTAAAGTTTTTGCCGTTTCAGGCTAAAGTCGGGGGGCAAAAGCCCCCCGCTGTTTATATTATAGCATGTTTATGCTTAATTGTCAAATGAAAATTGTACTGTTTTCTGTGAAAGTTGGCCAATTTGCGTATTGCTATTAAATGTACGCCAACCTTTCGCATTTACATCGTAAACGGTTTCCATACCCTCAGAAAGTTTACGCTTAACACCCCCGTTAAAGAAAGAGCTTGGAACATCACCTTGACGGATAAAGGTCATGGTACGAGTTTGGCCGCTCTTATTTACAAAGGTTCCGGTGTATGCAGTGTAATTACTCATTTTTTTCTCCTGTTTTGTTGTTGTTTTTTGTTGTGTCATTATCGACTCTTTTAATATAACATAAAACTATTTTTTGTCAAATAATTTTTTTATATTTTTTCTTGAATGAAGTGCGTAGACTTAATTGAATAATAAAATGATGTTTCATGTGGAGAAGAAAAGATAGCAAAAGAAGAGAGAAGATCATTCTCTTTGTCTTGGGCAACTTTATCTTTTATCGACATTAACAAATCATTCTCCTGATTAAGTTCGTCTTCGTTTATACTATACATGTAACCAATTTCTGTGATGTTGTCAAGAGGAAAAAGCAATTTTTCTTCATTTTGGTCAAGGGCACCAACAGAAAAGGTTTTTATTCTTGATATTTCTTTTGTTTCAGCAATGGTTCCAAGCACAGGCTCTTGT